GTCTCGGTTGATTCATACGAGTTCCTGAAGCAACTTCACTCAGAGGGTCTGTTGGACAAGTTTGAAACGCGATACGCAATCTATGATCCGTCAATCGCGCTCAAGAATCTTTCACGCGCCCTGTCAAAGGGGCAAATGTTTGAGTACGAGTGGTTGAAGACCAAACATGAGTACTACACCACTCTTGCGAACCAAGACATCAAGCGAATTGAAATGATTCAGGACAGAATCAATCAATCGATCTCCTTCAAGTGATAGGCGGCTGTGCAAATGAATGTTCTAGTGACGGGCGGATCGCGTGGGATCGGAAAGGCTATCGCTGAGAGATTCCTGCGTGAGGGACATCGCGTGTACACCCCTACGCGGGGGGAGTTGGATCTGTCCCAAAAGGTAGTCCTCATAAACCCTACCTTTGATGTTGTTATCAACAACGCAGGGATCAATCCTCTGAGAGACATTCCCGATGTCAGCGACCAAGAGGTAATGCGCGTTAACTACCTGTCTCCTCTTGAGATCGTGCAGCAATGCCTACCCCATATGCTTGAGCGGGGATTTGGTCGGATAGTCAACATAGGAAGTGTTTGGATCGATTTGGCAAAACCCAAGCGATCTGCCTATGCGGCTAGCAAGTGTGCTTTGCATTCACTCACTAAGTCTCTGACGGCAGAGTATGCAAGCAAGAACATCCTTGCCAACACGGTCTCTCCTGGGTTCATCGGAACGGATTTGACATATCAAAACAACAGCAAGGATGAACTGGAGAAGATCATACAGAGCGTCCCCGTGGGTAGATTGGGTACGCCATCTGAGGTAGCAGATTTGGTCTATTTCCTATCATGCCCTCAGAACAACTTCATATCGGGACAGAACATCTTTATTGATGGTGGTTACACATGCACAGCCTGAGGATCAAGTCCAAGATTGCCGACTACACCGTTCAGTTTGTAGATCGCGTCGAGGAAATCGTGGAGGAGACTCGCAGTCCAAATACCATCACATTCATAGATCACAATGTCGCCTCTCTTTACCCCGACATCAATCGTGAAGACTTTGTTTCCGTTGTCTGCGATGAAGATGTAAAGACACTTCAGGGAACTCAGGTCATTCTCAATGAACTAGTGCGAAGAAGAGCAAACACCAAGACAAAACTCGTAGTGATTGGGGGAGGAATCCTCCAAGACTTGGTCGGATATTGCGCTTCGATATACTGCCGAGGTATAGAGTACATCTTGGTTCCCACCACCCTACTGGCTCAAGCCGACAGTTGTATTGGGGGAAAGACATCGATCAACTACGGAAACAGGAAGAACATCCTAGGGACATTTTTCCCACCGTCAAAGATACTCATAGATACCAACTTCACTCGCACCCTGACCGTCAAAGATTACATTAGTGGGTTGGGAGAGGTATACAAGTTCCACATACTGCAAGCAAAGATGCCATTGTTTGATTCAAGCGGCTCTGTGCAAGAGATGGTGTTTGATGGTTTGCGCTACAAAGCAGAAGTAATCTCGCGTGACGAGTTTGATAGAGGCGAGAGGAGATTCCTCAACTTCGGACACACCTTTGGTCATGCCCTAGAGGCGGTCTCGCAGCACGAAATCCCGCATGGAATCGCCGTCATCTTGGGGTCGATGATAGCGGTAACTGTTTCCAAGAAATTGGGTTACACGGTTCCCAACTACGATTTGATCATGGAAAAGGGAATCGAACTCGTTCGACTCAGTTCTACAGAACTCAAGAAGGAATGGTTTCAGTACGAGGCACTATCGGAGATCATCAAGTCGGACAAAAAGAGCAATGGAAATCTGACGATGGTGTTGATTAATGAGACTCCTTTCTTGACAGACATCATGGATAAGTCTATACTTCCTCAAATCCTAGAGGAGATTCATGCGAGTGTCTGATTACATCATTCAGTTTCTGCGGGACAAGTATCAAGTAGACACCATCTTTACCGTATCGGGAGGAGGGTGTATCTTTTTGGTTGACTCGTTGGGCAAAACTGATGGGGTTCAATACATCGCCACACACCACGAACAGGCTGCTGCAATTGCCGCAGAGGGCTACTCTCGGATGAATGGCAGATTGGGCGCATGCTTGGTCACAAGCGGTCCAGGTGGGACTAATGCGATCACAGGCACCCTTTGCAGTTGGCTTGATTCGATCCCTGTGATTGTCATCTGTGGGCAAGTGAACAGGGAGATGACCACAGACTACACGGGATTGAACATTCGCCAATTGGGCGATCAGGAGTTCAATCTAGTAAAGACAGTTCAGAACATGACAAAGTATGCCGTTCAGGTGAATGATCCGAATGAGATCAGATACCACCTAGAAAAGGCATGCAAGTTGGCGACCACGGGAAGGCCTGGCCCTGTTTGGCTTGATGTCCCACTCAACACGCAATCTGCGGAAATCGATCCTGACGCAATCGCAGGGTACGAGGATGAGGTTGCACCTTCAAGACCCGATACCACCAAAGTCGATGCTGTTGTCGATCAATGGAGGAAGGCAAAGAGACCGTTGCTTATTGTTGGCAACGGCGTTCGTCTTAGCGGTGCGGTGGATGATGTTCATGCACTTCTTTCACAAACAAATATCCCGACGATCACCGCTGTAAACGGGAATGACATCGTAAACTCCGACTACAGGTACTACTATGGAAGGTTCGGCACACACGCTCAGATGTGTGCAAACAAACTCCTGAGCGAGTGCGACTTTCTGCTTACTATTGGCAGTCGCCTGTATGTAAGACAAACAGGGTACAACTTCAAGGGATTTGCACAGCAAGCCTACAGGGCATATGTTGATATTGATGCGGGAGAACTGCAAAAGCCTACTCTTTTCCCCGATGTGGCTATTCAGTCTGATGCGGGAGAGTTCATCAGGGAGATCATGAAGCACGATCTTCCAACCACATCCAAGGATTGGCTTGATGCATGCGATGCCACCAATCAGTTCCCAAAGGTATTAGATCGGCACAGGAACACCACCGATTATGTGAGCCACTATGCTTTCATCGAAGAGTTGTCAAAGGTTCTTCCAAACGATCATCATATCGTCACAAGCGATGGTTCGGCAAATGTTGTTACCATGCAAGTCATGGACTTGAAGGGAAAGCAGCGGTTGTTTACCAACACGGGATGTGCGCCCATGGGATACGGTCTACCCGCAGCCTTGGGTGCAGCAGTCCATCACAAGGTCATTTGCTTAGAGGGGGATGGAAGCCTTCACCTGAACATCCATGAGTTGCAGACCATGAAGCACTATGGGCTTCCCATCAAGTTGATTCTTCTGAACAACGATGGTTACCTATCGATCAAGATCACACAGAACACTTTTTTCAATGGTCGGTATGTGGCTTCCGAAAAGTCAAGCGGAGTTTCCTTTCCAAACTTTGAGCATGTGATCAAAGCATACGGTCTTCCTTACTGCTCCATTCGAACCAATAGAGACATTCAACCAACGCTCAACGAATTCCTCTCGCAGGATGGGCCGTGCGTATGCGAGGTGTTTACTGATCCTAATGAGACTCACGAACCAAAAGTTGCTGCCAAGTTGGGTGCAGATGGCAAGTTCATCCCAGGCGAACTCAAAGACATTAGGTGGGTAAAGTGACTGTTCTTGTAACTGGTGGGAATGGTTACATTGCTAAAAGCCTTCGAACTGCGCTGAATCGAAAGTACGATATCGTCGCCGTGACGCTAAATGATTTTGACATGACAGACGGCGATGCCATGAGAAAATGGTTCCGAGGAAAGTCATTTGCAGCAGTTGTCCACACCGCGACAGTAGGCGGCAGTAGACTTCAGAACGAAACCAGTTCTGTGATTGAGCAAAACCTTCTGATGCACTACAACCTACTGTCGTGTAGAGATCATTTCTCCCGCCTGATCGGATTTGGATCGGGTGCAGAAATATTTGCGCCTGAGACTCCATATGGGTTGAGCAAGAGGGTGATAGCAAACTCAATCAAGGAGACACCGAACTGGTACAACATCAGGATCTTTGGTGTGTTTGATGAGAACGAGTTGCCCACCCGATTCATCAAAGCCAACATCAATCGGTACCTTCAGCATCAGCCGATGAAGATTCACAAAGACAAGATCATGGACTTCTTCTACATGAAAGACTTGGTCTCTGTGGTAGATAAGTACTTGGTTGACACAGATCCGCCCAAGGAAATCGATTGTTCGTACAGCGAAAAACATTCATTGACCAACATCGCTTCGCAAATCAATCAACTGGCAACCCATAAGGTACCAGTTGACATTCAGGAAGACGGAATTTCGTTTTACTGCGGACAGGAACTAAAACTAGATGTTCCGCTAGTCGGCTTTTCTCAGGGTCTCAAAAACACTTTCGATGCAATCTTGAACAAAGGAACTACACTATGAAGGACTATTCTCAGAGCGGAGAACAGGCAGCGATTCTCAACTACATCGAAGCAAAAGGTCTTGCCGAGGGAAAACTCTTGGAGATCGGCGCATTCGACGGAGAGAACTTTAGCAATGTGAGAGCAATCATGCTCAAGTACCCGAGGTGGAAAGGCGTGTTTGTAGAGCCTTCCTCTTTCTGCTTTGTGAGGCTGTACGAGATGTACAAGATGGAACCGAGCAGAGCAGAACTTGTGAATGTCGCGGTGGTTCCCGATAGCGATCTTGATGGAAGCGTCTTCCTCAAGTTCAACGAGTCGCCCATGAGTGCCGTGTCATCTTCCGTGGATGGTCACACGGAAAGATGGTACAACGAGAAAAACGAGCATGGCGAATCTGTGAATCCGAGACGCATCTATGTTTCCAAAACTGGAATGAAGGATCTCTTGGACAAGTTTGGCCCATTCGACTTCATCAACATCGATGTTGAGGGTTACTCTGCACGGCTTGCCCTTCAAGATTGGTTCAATCCCAGAGACTATGGATGCAAGTTGCTCTGTATTGAGCAAGACGGTCGTTGGCAAGAACTTCAGGCAAAGTTTGTTCAGCAAGGATACAGTTTGATCAAGTTGAATGCAGAGAACCTGATCATGGGAATCCTATGAAGATTCACATCAACTATGCACACGGCAGATATGTCGAATCACAGAAGCATTGCTGCACAACAGCGTTGCAAAATGGATTTGATGTGTCTAGACCCTACGGTATACAAGACTTGGATGACCAGTTTCTCCAAGCGAATCAGTATACGATGTCTCAGCCGAGGGGCGCAGGCTACTGGCTGTGGAAGCCATACCTCATACTAAAGACGATGGAATCCATGTCGGATGACGATTGGCTCATGTATACAGATTCGGGCATGTACTTCGTGAGAAACCCATGGGACATGATTCTGTCCAAGAGCGATCAAATTGGCGATAGGGGTATTGCAACATTTGCGTCAATTGCAACCAACAAGGTCTTCACCAAGAGGGATACATTCGTCCTGATGGGCACAGACGATCCTCTCTACACCGATGCACCACATCGGATGGCAAGTGTATTTGTGTGTAAGAAGACTCCGCTCTCCCTACAGTTCGTTAGGGAGTGGCTGAAGTATGCCTTGGATCCAAGAATCATAACGGACTTGCCAAACACCCAAGGTCTTCCAAACTATCCCGAGTTCAAGGATCACAGGCATGATCAAAGCATCATGAGTATCCTTGGAACACAGCACGGCACCCTTCTCGTTGAAGAGGACATAACGCAGTTCAGCAATCCAAACCCATATCTGATTCATACTAGAAACCCAATCTGAGGCATTTTGAAATGAAGTACATGGTTACTGGCGGTGCAGGATTCATCGGCTCACACCTAGTTAACGCACTTGTCGATCAGGGACATACGGTCATATGCGTAGATAATCAGAGTTCTGATGGGCATGAATTATTCAAGTGGAATGACGGCGCAGTTAACATTAACTCTGACATCAATGACCTAACTTACTCTGACTTTCAGGGAGTCGATACCGTGTTTCACATGGCAGCAGAGGTCAGCATTCCGCGCTGCATTGCTCAACCAAGAAAAACATTTGCTTCTAATGTAGATGGCACATTCAATGTTTTGGATTGTGCCAAGAGGGCGGGAGTCAATCGATTTATCTTCTCCTCCACATCTGCAATCTATGGAAACGGCTGTAGTGGAATGTACGGAGATGGGCAGAACGAAACGGCACCTGTAAATTGTCTTAACATCTACGCAACAAGCAAGTTGATGTGTGAGCAACTGTGCAAACTGTATGCCGAGCCACGGTTCATGGATACTGTTTGTCTTCGATACTTCAATGTCTATGGAGAGGGACAATCGAACAAGGGACAGTACTGCCCCGTGGTCGCTGTCTTCAAGCGGCAGAAGGAAGAGGGTAAACCTCTTACAGTTGTTGGAGATGGTATGCAGACGCGAGACTACATTCATGTGTCTGACATTGTGTCGGCAAACATTCAAGCCGCAATCGCCAATAGGTTCTTCAATGGTGATGTGATCAATATCGGAACAGGTCGATCACATTCAGTAATGGAAATTGCTAGAATCATCGCGGGAGAGGAGGGCACGATCAAATTCCTTCCTCCGAGGCAGGGAGAAGCCCGACACACACTCTGCAACAATTCAAAAGCGTTGGAACTTCTTGCTTGGAAACCAAAGATTTCTTTGCATTCGTGGCTCTCTGAGACCTTGCAATCTAAGTGATTGGTGCTACAATCTTCGAATCAATGAACGACAAGATCGAACTCATCATCCTACGCAGTCTTCTTCATAGACCCGAGTTCACACGCCGCGTCCAACCATTTCTCAAGCAGGAGTACTTTCACGACTCCTGTGAGAAGCGGCTGTTCAACACGGTGTCTGAGTTCATCGAAAAGTACTCCACCGCTCCCACCCGCGAAGCCCTGAAGATCATCCTGAATCAACAGGATGGTCTGTCTCAGGGTGAGTTCGATGAGTGTGTTAAGTTGGTAGAGACGATGGACAAAGGCACCGAGGAGCCTGATGAGGAGTGGCTTGTCGATCAGACTGAGAAGTTCTGCAAGGACAAGGCGGTCTACAACGCCCTGATGGAGTCCATCGAACTCCTTGACGAGAAGAAGGCAAAGGGTCGCTCCAAGAACGCTATCCCCGAGATCCTGACCAAGGCACTCAGCGTGTCGTTCGATGAACACATCGGTCACGACTTCATTGAGGATGCCGAGAAGCGGTACGACTTCTACCACCGCGTAGAAAAGAAGACACCATTCGATCTAGACTACTTCAATAAGATCACCAACGGCGGTGTGCCTGACAAGACTCTGAATGTCATCCTCGCGGGTACGGGCGTGGGCAAGTCCCTGTTCATGTGCCACCATGCCGCCAACTGTCTCTCGCAGAGCAAGAATGTCTTGTACATCACTTGTGAGATGGCAGAGGAACGAATTGCAGAGCGCATCGATGCCAACCTCATGGACATCACCCTGGATGATCTCAAGAAGTTGCCCATGGAGATCTATGCCAAGCGGCTTGCCAAGGTGACGATGGGAATCACAGGCAAACTCCTGATCAAGGAGTACCCCACGGCATCGGCAAATGTCAATCACTTCCGTCACCTGTTGGATGAACTGCGCCTGAAGAAGAACTTCAAGCCCGATGTCATCTTCATCGACTATCTGAACATCTGTGCATCGTCTCGCTTCAAGGCGAACGGTAATGTGAACTCGTACACTTATGTCAAGGCGATTGCTGAGGAACTTCGTGGGCTTGCCGTGGAGGTTGGCGTACCGATCTTCACCGCCACACAGACAAATCGCTCGGGCTTCGGCAACACGGATATTGAACTCACAGACACATCGGAATCTTTTGGTCTACCCGCTACGGCTGACTTCATGTTTGCGTTGATCGCCACCGAACAGTTGGATGAGTTGGGACAGGTCATGGTCAAACAGTTGAAGAATCGCTACAACGATGTTGCTACAAATCGCAAGTTCGTGATTGGTATTGACCGTGCCAAGATGAAGTTGTTCGATGTGGACGAGTCGCAGCAGCAGTTGATTCAGGGCAACGGTGCCGATGACCGCGACGAAGATGATGACTCTCCCGCGCACGGGAGCGGGGGCGCGTACAGGCGCACGGGCGGGTACGGGCGCGAGAAGCCAACCATAAAAGGTTGGTCATAAATTACGGGCGGGTGCCTGATAGTGGTAAAAGGTGGTGACTTATAATTGCCCTCATGCGGGTTCGACTCCCGCCCCGCCTATTTCATATGAGCCTAAATAACCGCACAGGAAACACCCTATGCTGTCATTTAAGCAAATGCTCCCCCTCATGGAGCAAACTGAGCAGAACAATCACCTAGATCACATCGAAGATCTCATGCTCCTTAAGGGTGGGAGCGGCTTGAACAATGCGATTGCCTTCATTAAGGACATCGTTCAGAGCCTCAAGACAGGCAGCACATCGTTGGGAATGTCCACCAAATGGGATGGAAAGCCTGCTGTCATCTGCGGTATCAATCCCGAAAACAAGAAATTCTTTGTCGCCATCAAGGGTGTCTTCGGCAAGCAAGTGCAGAAGGTGTTTCATACCGAGGCAGAGATTCGCAAAGGCTTTGAAATCAAAGATTTGGCAGACAAGTTGGTTCAATGCCTTAAGTATCTGCCAAAGGTAGGAATCAAGACGGTGCTTCAGGGCGACCTGATGTTCACCGCAGATGGGAAGAAGAGCCTGACGATTGGTGGAAAGCCACATATTGGATTCCAACCAAATACGATTCTTTACACCGTTCCATCCGATAGCGAAATCGGCAAGCGGATCGCAGCCGCAAAGATTGGAATCACATTCCACACCGAGTACTCAGGCAAGACTCTTGCCGACCTGAAAGCAACTACCTTTAACTTCAACGCTAGCAAACTCAAGCAACACCCCGATGTTTGGTTCACCGATCCAAACATCTACGACCTCACGCCTGCTCTCCTGAAGGGCGGGGAAAGCGATACTGCGCTTCGGGGCATCACCGAGTGCGAGACGCTAGCCAAGAAGGTAAAGCCCTTCCTGAAGCCTCTGCTTGCCCGTAAAGACCTCATGCCGCTGATGCTTCCCTACATCAACAGCACGATCAACGGCGGTCTCACCAGTTTCAGCGCAAGCGGTCTGAAACTGTATGTAAAGACTAAGTTGGAAAAAGAACTAAATATGTTGAAGACCGAGAAGGGGAGACAGGCGAAGGAAGCCGCCATGAATAACATTCTCGCTTTCATCGATGCTTACGAGGATCAGTTCAATGCTATGTTTGAACTGCACAATAAGATCGCAAAAGTCAAGGAGATGATCCTTGGAAAGTTGTATGCGGTCTCTGCCCTTGGTCACTTCTTCATGGATGCTGATGGTATTCGTCCTACCGACCCCGAAGGAATCGTGATCGTCAGAACGGGTATGGCAATCAAGTTGGTCAATCGTCTGCGATTCAGCAGACAGAATAGAAAGGCAAACGAGTCGTGAAGAACTTTGCGCAGCACCTCACGGAGGCACCGAAGAAAGACACGGTGGTCATTGCATTCGGTCGCATGAACCCACCGACAATCGGTCATGGTGTGCTTGTGGACAAGGTTCTCGCAGAGGCATCCAAGCGGAATGCCGATCACTTCATTTTTGCTTCTACCTCACAGGAACCCAAAAAGAACCCGCTGAGTCACAAACAGAAGGTGGAATACTTGAAGAAGTTCTTCCCAAAGGCAAAGTTCCCGCTGAACAAGGCGGGAGACCCTTATTCTGCGGTTCTGTATGTTTGCGACTTGGGCTACAAGAACATCGTGATGATTGCAGGCAGCGATCAGGTCGAGAATTTCAAGAACATCGCAAAGTACAAGGGCAAGGTTGCCGAGCGCGATCCAAAGAAGCGCAAGTACTCTTTTGACAACTTCGAAGTTGTACAGGCAGGAGAAGCCCGTGACGATGATGCGCAAGGCATTCGGGGCATGTCTGCCTCCAAGATGAGAGCAGCAGCATTTGATGGCGATTTCAAGAAGTTCGCCACAGGCGTTGCAGGAAACGACATGGCTCTCAAAAAGAAGATGTACAACGATGTCCGAAAAGGATTGAACCTCAAGGAAGAGTACATCTTCGAAGCCAAGGATGGAGAGAACAAGGTGACTATCCTAGCCCTTACATCGTCGGAGAAGGATCTGAGCGACACCATTGAGAAGATGGAGGCGATTTGCAAGCGACGAAAGATTGAGTTCTATGCCGTGAAGACAAGCAAGGCGCAGATTGACATCTCTAGCGTTGCATCGAAGAAGATAGTCATCAAGAACTATGACGGCGAAGGCAAGGACTGCACCATCAATCCAAGCGACACGGTTGCTATTGTTCGCGGTGGCGTGATGAACAGCGACATCGGTGTCGCCATCATGACCATCCTACAGAACAACGGCGTGTTCATGGTCAACGAGCGCGGTGGCATGGAACTGTGCGCGAACAAGTTGGAGACGGCAATCGCACTCAAGAAGCATGAGTTGCCCCACCCCCGCACCGCATTCGTCGCCAACGAAGAGAACATCGAAACTGCTGTCAAGGAAGTCGGTGGCAAGTTCCCGATCATCGTGAAGACTCTCACGGGCGCGGAAGGTATCGGTGTCTCCAAGATCGAAAGCATGGAGAGCCTGAAGTCGGTGCTTCAGACGCTATGGAAGTACAAGGCAGAAGTCATCATTCAGGAGTTCCTATCTGACTTCAAGAACGATGTCCGCAGCATCGTGCTGAACGGAAAGATCTTTGCGTGTGCCAAGAGAGACAAAGCACCCAAAGATTTTCGCACGAACATCGCCCTTGGTTCAAAGGGCGGGGCTTTGCAACTTTCTGACGAGGAAATAAAGTTGGTGGAGCGGGCTGCAAGGGTAAGCAAGTGCTACTATGTTGGAATCGACCATGTCATCAATCAGGGCAAGCCATACATCATTGAGATGAATGCAAGCCCAGGCAGCGGCAACATCTACTACCGCTACTACGAGGATGGCAAGGGCAAGAACAATGTCAAGGGAGAGGAACTTGTAGAGGACTTGGTCGATTACATCCTCAACAAGGCACATTGGAAGTTGTTCTCCAACCTAGCCGTGCGTGAAGAAGTGAAGATCGATGGTGCGGAGTACACCGCCAAGATCGACACAGGCAACAGCGGCTACAACATGATCCATGCCGAGGACATCAAGGACAACGGCGATCACACAGTCACCTTCAAGTTGCCCAACGGCAAAAAGGTCACCAAGAAGATCGTCAGTCGCATCACAGTCAAGAGTGGTATCGGAGAGAAGAAGCGATTCGTCGTGCTGATGGACATTGAGTTCCACGGCAAGAAGTACCCTAAAATCAAGTTCAGTCTTGGTGACCGCAGCCACATGTCCACTAAGGTGCTGATTGGATTGCAGTTTCTCAGCAAAACGGGCATGGTGGTTGATCCCGCAGAGGCGATCTACCCACAACCTGATGTTAATTCCAATCGAAAGGGCGACGAGGAAGAAGAGGAAGAACTTGTTGAAGATACCGAAGTCAATGCTGTTAAGAAGGCTGTTGTGGAGATCATGAAGACTCCCACAGTCAGCGCAAAGGTCTTCTCTTTGATCAACAAGAAGGGCAAGATTTCACCCGAAGACTTCAAGAGAGAAGTCATGCGCGTCCGCAATGAAATCATGTTTCAGGCATATAATAG